CAGCGCCTTGTCGGACACCTGCGCCTTGTCGGACACCCACGCCTTGTCGGACACCCGCGCCTTGTCGGACACCTGCGCCTTGTCGGACACCTGCGCCTCGCCGAACACCAGCGCCTCGCCGGACACCCGCGCCTCGCCGGACACCCGCGCCTCGCCGAACACCTGCGCCTTGTCGGACACCCACGCCTTGTCGGACACCTGCGACAGGTTTTTTTCCTTCTCGATATAGCCGCCTAGACCGCCAACGTTCACGACGCCTAAAATCGTAACCAGCGCGCGGATTCTGTACAGTGTTCGACCGTCCCACGATTTGACCGTATCGGTTTTTACGAGTTCGTATTTCACTTCCGTTCTCTCCAGTTGAGCCGTCAGACTACCCGAAAAATAATCCCGCACAATACCAAAAAGGTCATTGACGCGCGGTTTTTCGGTGGGCAGTATCGGCGGGTAGAAAGCGACTGGAGAGACCGCTGTGTGGACGATGACCGAAGAAGAAAAGCAGAATGCCCGAGGCGGCGTTGATTGCCCCTCCGCCCGTGCCGCACAAGCGCAAATGCGTGAAAACGCCGCCAAGAGACGTGCCGCGCATCAAAAGCGTATGGCTCGCATGGCCGCTGCCGAAAAACGTGCCGCGTCGTGACCTACTTCGACACCACCCAAGTTCACGGCTGCTACTGCATCACTTGCGGATCATGGCAGCGCGACAACGAGGATGACGTAAACCACGACGGGATTTGCTGGGAGTGCGTCGAAACTCAGGAAGTGGAGGATGGGGAATGAGCGACCGATTTAAGGTTGGTGATATCGTGTCGAACACCCACCGGCACCCCGACAAAACATTCATGCGCGCCAAGGTCGAGGCAATAGCGGGTGATGAGGTTTGGGTTCTGGCGATGACCGGGCCTCATGAGGGCGGACGGCTAACCTTCCCGGAGACGGCGCTGTGGCTAGTCGAGTCGGTGTCGGAATGACCCCCGTATCGAAATCCCTGGCCGCGCAAACCACGCCCGCGATCATCGGGTTCTGTGACCCTGGCATCGGCCCTGGATACCGCATGGCGTTCTATGGCCCCGGTGGCGCATGGGATGAAATCGCGGTCGGCGTAATCCCGACGATGGATCAGGCGATGGTGCTGATCCGCGACTCGGAGCGGGTGGTGGCTGAGTTTATGGGGCGTATTCATGCGTGACCCCTACGATTTCGAATCCGCCATGTCGGTTCTGGCGTACGGTATCGCGGGGATTGAGCGTCACCCGCCCGTGTCCGTGAGAGATACGGCCCGCGTAAAACTGCTGATTACACGACTGGAAACCGCAGCAAATGTTGCGGCTAGGAAGATGGAGAACGTGCGATGATCCGATATGACCTAATCGACGACGACCACGACGATTTTGAAGACCCTATGTGCTGCCCGTCCGCCGACGTCCCCGCCTGGATCGGTTACGCCATCATCGGCGTGATCCTGTTCGGGGTGTTCGTCGCGGGCGTGACGGTGGGAGTGATTGCGTCGTGAGTGCGACATGGCAGTCAGTTGGCGGACTGACGAACGGACATTTTCCGCTGGTCGGCCCTGAGTGGATCGGGCCTGATAAACCGGAATCTCTGATCGACGACAACGACACGGTGAAGGCCATCCGAGGTGTATTCACCCGGCCAGACGGTCGAAAGCGATTGGCAACCGTCAAGTATCTCGCACGGACAACCAAACACACCCTCACACCGGTGCCCGCATGACCCCCCGCATCGCCATCCCGTCATCCGTCTGCTCGGTCGCCTATGCCACCGCTGGCGAAGTGTCCCGCCTGACATCGACGCTCAACGGCACATCGACCCACACGGCGCTGTGTGCAGCTGAGTTAGCCGCCCAACGAGCGCAGGACAATCTTCGGGAGATCAGGGTGCACATACGCGCGCTCAAGAAACAGGCGCGGGCTGCTTAAATTATAAGCCCGCGCGGGCAACGGGAGAGAAAACCGCGCGGGCTCTCATCAACGAACGGATGGAAGGACATTCGATGACGGACGAACAAGATAGCGCGTGTTGTCGCGCGGGTAAATACAGGGTCGAATCGTGATCACCTATCACCGCGACATCGAACAGAACACAGATTCTTGGCTTGCCCTACGAAACGGCCTGCTAACCGCCTCGGAAATGCGGCTGATCATGTCCCCCAAGACGTTCAAGCCTGCCGACAACGAGAAATCGCGCGCCCATGCGTTCGAACTTGCCGCGCAACGGATCAACGGCCCCAGGCTCGATCAGGCGCGTTTTCAATCGTCCGATATGATCAGGGGGCACGAGGAAGAGGAACTCGCCAGAGACCTGTATATCGAGCATTTCGATGACGTGGAGACGGTCGGGTTCATCACGAACGACGACCACGGCGTGACGCTCGGGTTTTCGCCTGACGGGATCGTGGTAGGGAAACCTCGCGGGGTCGAGTGCAAGTCTCGCGTGGCAAAATATCAGGTGCAGACGGCGCACGAGTGGCTGACGAACGGCACGATATCCGAGGACTACATCATCCAGGTCCACACCGGGATTCTTGTCGCCGGGCTGGAGGGTATCGACCTGATCAGCTACTCAAACGGCATGGATATGATGGTGCTGCCCGTGGAGCGTGATCCGGTTATCGAGGCTGCGATCATAGAGTCCGCCGTCGCTTTCGAGGCCAAGGTTCAGGCCGCAATCGACAGCTACAACACCGTGAAAAACCGCGCAGACATTCGGACGGTTCCGACGCGCTACATTGAGAGAGACATCATCGTATGACCGACATCGCACACACCCTTATCGCCAAGAGCGATCAACTCAACGCAGCCGACATCATGGGGACTGAAAAGATTCTCACGATCACCAGCGTTGACGTAAAAACCACGGGCGGGGATCAGCCTGTCACGATTCATTACGACGGCGAGAACGGTCGTCCGTGGAAACCGTGCCTCACGGTTCGTCGTATCCTGTCGCAGCTGTGGACGACCGAATCCGAGAAGTGGATCGGCCAATCTGTCGCCGTTCACCGTGACCCGACCGTCAAGTGGGCTGGAGAGCCCCACGGCGGTATTCGTCCACATGCCGCTACAGGCCTGGACGCAATGGTCGTCGTGAAGCTGAAGGAGGAACGCGGCGGTAAACCCAAGGCGTTTGACATCAAGCCGCTACGCTTGTCGGACAGCGGCCCGAAACCCGCCGCCATTGAGTTTTCGATGGAGACCTACGAAGCGACCGTCGAGAAAATCCTGGCCGAATCGAAAACCGCCGACGAACTTAACGCGCGCTTCGACCGTATGACCGACTGGCGAAAGCAGGCCGTGAAAATCGACCGGGACAAAGCGACCGCCATCCGTGAACGAGTCACCGATAAAATCGCGTCCCTCTCGGAATAACGATTGACGCGACCGCCGCCGTATATACTATGTAGGTATCGAACTGGAGAGAACGATGGAACCGGAACAAGAAGACACCACGGGCGCGGGCGATCCTGTCCGTGAGCCTGTGGTGAGCGGGGATGACCTGTATGACCTGGGCACGGATGCCCGCACCGCCTACCGCGAAGGAACCGCGTCATGAAGTGTCCGTACTGCGGCGGGTGCGGCGAGATAGAGAACGCCACGCTCGGTGCCTGCGTCGTTGCTGCGCGTCGCGCGGCGGGCATGACGCAGATGGAAGTCGCCGAAAAGGCCCTGATCTCACGAGCCCAGATCGCCAACCTTGAATCTGACCGTACCGATATGCCGATCAAAACCCTCATGCGGGTCGCAGCGGCAATCGGGTGCCCATTGAAAGACCTTGTCCCATGACCGATCAACATCACTTTGGCGAACCGTGCATCTACTGTCATACAGCACACGATGACGTTCAGGCTGGGCCGTGCCCAGGTGACGGCGTTTTCATCCCTAGGGGCGCAGCAGAGGGCCTCCTGACCTATTTGAACGGCGCGTACAAGGCTGGGTGGCCGACGACACTCTGGACAGAGATCGAAGCCTTTAAAGTATCGATCCGAACCGCCCTGATCGCCGCATCCCGCCAGCCTGCCGCCCCGTCGTCGGGGGAGGGGGTGCAGAAAGTGTTGCGTGACACTGTGGCGTCCATTGCGGGATGCCAAGACGGCTTGGTGAAGGTCACGCGCCAATATCTTTGTGATGTCCGCGCCGCGCTTTACGCAGCAGCCCCGTCGTCACCGGCCCCTGCCGTGAGGGGGGAGGACGCGCGGCTGAGGGAGTGGCTTGCTGATTTCATCAAGCAAGCTCGGCTCGCTGCGGACATAACAGAAACCCTCGGACCAAAGCCTGTTGGAGTACAGTTGGCCAAGGTAATGCGCGCTCAGGCCCTAGACTTGGAAAACGGTCTCGCCGCCCTTTCCGCCCCTCTCGGAGGCCAACACGCCGGGCCGGGTGAGCCGTGGAGCCCGACGCACCGACACGTCAAGCGCGGGACCGATTACAGGGTCATGGGTACGGCAAGACTCCAGATGGATGGCCCGCACGATGACCATGAGGTGACGGTGTATGTCGGCGCTGACGGCCAACAATGGGCTCGACTCACCGCTGAGTTCAACGACGGACGCTTCACGCCCCTTCCCGCCCCTGCGGCTGTCGAGGGGGATGCGGAATGAGCGGGCTGGGGGCCATCAAGGCTCCACTCAATGGCAAGCTTTCGAAGGCGGACCTCCGTAGGAAAGTCCGCCAGCGGCTCAACGGAGTGGGGTCGTTGTTTTACTGGTTAGGCGTCTGCCGTTTTCATGACGACGGTGACGTGGTGACTGGCGTGTACCGATGGTGGCACCCGCTTTCATGGCTGCTGGTCGTCGCCATGGTGATCCCGTGCGCCGTGTTAGGCGAACCTCTCAAAGATGCCGTGCCATTCCGCGTCTCAAAATACTGGCGCAACAACCATGATCGGCTGAACTGGCTATGACCCCCGCACCCAACGCCCAGGTCGATCAGCGCGAGCGGGAGGCGATTTCTCGGATTATTGGTGACGGAATGGTCCAGTTTGCCAAGCGACAAACGCCCTCGTACTCAAACCCCGTCCAAGCAGCGGCGTCATTTGCAGATGGCATGGTCGATGACATCCTCGCCCTCCGCACCGCCCCCGCCGATCCCGCGCCCCATGCTGGCGGGGAGGGGCTGGAGGTCGCCGGGTCTCGCTGGATAGTGGACCCTAACAAATGGGGGCAAACGTCCCAAGCCCTCACGCCCCTGGACCCCGCCGCCGCTCGGATAGCCGAGTTGGAGGCGCGGGTGGAGATCGGGCGGAAGGCGTTGGGGGCGTTCTTGGATTGGGGCCAGCAACAGTGCCCCTGCTACAACGACCTGCCGAACCCATGTCCGCTTTGCGGCGCGTCAATCGAGAACCTTGAGGGCTGCAAGGCCATCGAAAGCAAGTTCCCGCCGCGCATTCTCGGACAAGCCCGAGAAGCCCTCGCTGCCATGAAGGGCGGTGATCTGTGAGCGCTCGTTTGCGATTTTACGACGGCAAGCCGCTCAGTTTCGCCGAAAGCCTGCACTACTGCGGGTGCCCAGGCTGCCTTTCCGAGATCGCCGAGCGGGCGACGGTCGAGCCGCCGATCAAGCCGGATTTCGCGGCCTACTTGCGCGCCACCTATCCAGCATCCGCACACCTGATCTCCGACGCCCCCACAAAGGACCGCCCATGACCCGCTCAACCGATGACGTGACCGTGCCGCGCGGATTGATCACCCGCCTAGTCGATGCTGCCGATCATTATGGCGTAAAGCATTTGGACAGCGACGATATGGATGATGAAGGCGAGGAACTTGCCGACGCGACCATTGCCATGCGTGACGCTCTCGCCGCCGCACCCCCGCCCGTGCCGGATCAAGGGGCGTGGAGACCGATTGAGACCGCGCTTGATGACGGAACCGAAGTTTTGGTCTGTGTGACATACAATACAGGCCCCGACGAATGGGAAACTAAGCAATGGGTTGACGGTCTATTCGACGGGGATTGGTTCCAGTTTCTGAGGCGCATTGATATTCCATGTCGCCCGACCCACTGGATGCCGCTTCCTTCCGAACCCGGTTCCAAAGCCCCCACCCGCACCCCGGATGAACTGGCGGCGGTCGGGCGGGTGACGCGGGACGAGATCGCGCGGCTGCGGGAGGCGGTCGTGCCGTTAGTCGAGTTTATCACGGCATACGACCGCGACGGGCAGGACTGGACCGACGACAGTTCTGTGGCCGAAATCATGGACGGCCCCATCCGCCGCGATATCCGCCTCGGTACGCTACGTCGTCTCGCAGCCCTATCCGCCCAGCCTACCAATGCGGGAGAGGGGTGATGGCGAGTCCAATTAGACTAGCAACCGCCGCTTTTTCCGGTCGCATCTTTGCGGGGCGACCGACTGCTGACGGTCGGGGATTCAAAGAGCCTCGATACGACGTGACAAGCGACGCGCTCAAGGCGGTCGTGGATCACGTCGGCATCGGCAGACAGGCCGACCTCGTAAGTGAGGGCAAGATCGTCTGCACCATCATGATCCTCGCCCCTACCGACAAAGGAGCCGAATGATGACCCCGCTTGTAGAACGGCTGGAGGGGGCGGAACGGGGGAGCCGGGAACTGGACCGTGAGATCGGGCAGGCTACCGGAATCTTGCTCACTGGAGACAAGGGCGGCGGTATTTGGGGAGCATGGGACGGTCACTGGACGACTTCACTGGACGCCGCGCTCGTGCTGACCAAGCGGGTGCTGCCGGGGTGGGTGACCGAGATATGCCTTGGCGCGGGAAAGGCTACCGTGTCTGTCGCGCCCTCATGGTGGCGTTCTCATCATGATCAGGACGCTTCTGATACAGGCGGATTAACCACCAGCGCATCTACCCCCGCCCTCGCTCTAGCCGCCGCCATCCTGCGCGCCCTAGAGGCCAGCACAGCAACGGAAGGGGGGAGGGGATGAGCGCGAGGTTTGAGCACCACGTCGTGTCCGGCTTTGGCTACGCCGTCCCTAACGACGTTCTGGACAAAATGTCGTTCAGCGGTTGGGAGTTGGTCTCTGTGACTGCTCGGGCATCCCAGTGGGACACCTTTTGTGTGTCATACTGGAAGCGCCCGCTCCCCGACCTCGCCAACCGGACTGAGGGGGACGGGGGTTGACTACCCCCAAACTCTCCACCAAGGCCGCTCAATCTCCCTGACGGATGCTGCATCTCGTTTCTCGCAAGCCTCGACAACGCCGATCACGTCCGACGTTCTGCCGTTCGCGATACGCAGCTGACCGGTTTGAGACACGCCGAAAACTTGCCAACGCCGGGCTTCGTCCGCGTCAGTCGGGAGTACGGCAGACGGTACATCGGCGCGGTAACTGTCAGGGATTAGCGTTGAGCAACCGGCAGTCGGGGCTTGCACTCGGATCGATGTCGCACAACCCGCGTAAAGCGGCGCGGTCGCGGCTAACAGGATCAGGGGCAGAACGTATCGCATCGGTGGCGTCCTTTACATCAGCATTGATGGCGGAGATTCGTTCGTCCGCCGCGTCTCGGATATCGTTTACGTCCGCGCTCGCCGCTGTCCGACCGTTAGCGAGCGTCTCACCGGCCTGCGCCGTCTTCGCCGCATCTTGGGCGCGGCACATAGACAGGACAGCCAACGCAATACATATGACGGCGACAAGCACACCGAGAGCGACCCACTTGCGGATTTCGGTGGGGATCATTTCACTGTCCCGGTCAACATCTCATGGGCCAATCGAACCGCGCGGCCCTTAACCTGTGACGCCCATTTCGAGGTCAGCATCCCCGCCGACGCCTGATTATATCGACCCGTCCGCACCGCCTCTAACGTGTTTTTGAAACCCATGAGACCGTCGATCCCCAAGTTGAACGCCATGTTTTGCAGGACGCGACGGCGAACCGGATCAAGGGTCGTGATCCACGGAATCCGATACGCAAGTTTCGCGTTATGGGCCTGTACGTCCTCGATCAACGCGCGTTCGGCCTGTTGCTGAGTCCACATAGTGCCAGGATCGACGTGCGCGTGTCCGTACCCAACCGTCCAGACACCAACGGTGTCTTTGTACGCCTTGAGCCTCAGGCCCTCGTCCTGTTTCAGGGCGGCGATTAGTTCTGGGTCGGGGGTGTCGGTTCCTGCCATACTGCCCAACCCGAAACTCTCCGCCAGCGCATCAATAGCGGCGACGTGATCTTCTGTGAATCGACCGTTGGGGGCGAACGGTCTGATGGCCGCGAATAGTTCGGCGCGTGTCATGCTACCCCATCCCGTTTCTCAAGCGTCTTAAGGCCCCACATAGCAACAACCAGAGCGACCAATGATGTCCATTCAATCGGCCCCAGCGGTTTCCCTAGCCACGGCCCTATGGCGAACCCGTAGGTCATCCCCGCCACAAGTGCCCAACCACCAGCGGGACGCCACAGGCGGTTTGCAATCTGATACGCAGGATGCGCCCGGATCGCGCTATCTGGCGACATGATCGCGGCAAGTCCGGTTCCGGGTTTTGGCTGGGCTGACGACGGTACAGACGGCGCGACGGTTACGCGCTCGACATTCTCAACGTTCACGTCAGTTTCAGCCATATAACAAACCTACTCCAAAACCGGCAAAACCTCAAACGACAGCCACGGACTCGGGATCGAGTCGGCACGTCCGCAATCCCTGTATGTCTCTCGTACTCTGACTTCATACACCCCAGGCGCGATATCAGGGGGCAGAACCACGTCGTAACGAGCCTCGCCGTTGTCGCTCAATGTCCGCGTCGGGACCGGCAGACGGGTGATTTCACCACGGCCACGGCGCAAGTCAGTCTGAAACCCGTTCGTGCAGCCCTCGCTAGGGAGTCGGGTGGTCTTCGCTTTCACCACCAGCATCTCACCAACGATGGGACTTTTAGGGATCGACAGCGCGTCCCACGTCATTCTTTCCGGTCGAGTGTAATCTATGACCAGAACCGCGAACAACGCCGCCAGCGAGGCCCCCATAGCCATCAGGAGCGCAAACCCGATACTGAACTTAGGACGGGTCATTTCAGCACCACCAGTCCGATCAGAGCGCCAAACACGGCAACGACGATCATCCCCACCGCGCCGAAAACGACAAGTTCAAGTTTCTTGACGCGTTCCGTCAGAGCGCCGCCCTCACCCTTGGTGAAAAACTCGGACTTCATGGACTCGACAGCCCGCGTGACGATTTCGGCGTGTTTCTCAAGCGCCTGCGCCATACGCCCGATTTCGCGCTCTACCGACGTGCGGACGGACGCAATCTCTTTCGACTGAGACTTCATATCAGCGGCAAGCGTCGCCAGCTGCACTTGAGTGTTGTCGTGCATATCGTCGGCCTGCCCGGTCATGTCGTCTGGTTCCGCATCGCTAAGCCCTTGAGACTCGTAGTCATACGCTGCTACCCCGACCGTTGCGAACAACAGACTTATGTTGTCCGCAACCGATAGCACCACGGGTTGCCGTTTCCGACCCGAAAGAAGCCACGGTATTGCGGCGGCTCCTCCAAACATCAGCCACCCAATCGCCCAGAGTATCGAGAACAATCCTACCTCCCGACCACCCTAGCGCGAGTAATTCTACCAGATATAACACGTTTATGGCGACGTAATACAACTCGTCGTCCAAATGCCCCTGACGAAACGCGAAGTGCAGAAACAACTGAGACGCCAGTGCGGCGGCAACGATCATCAGCGGGCGTGACCTCGATAATGTCGAGACCACCAGCAACAGCGCACCGTCGATCATGCACGACATCATATTGCCGACAAACGGCGTCGCGATCATGTAGAGGCCAAGCTGAAACACCCACATCGCGGCGACGAGCGTCATCACAACGGCAATCGGCCCGCCATGTTTCCAGGACAGGCCGAGAGCGCAGAGGGTCACAGCGCCGTAGAATATTTCGGCTGACCAAATCACTTAGGGGTTTTCGGGCGGGGGCTTGTGGCCTCCCGAACGCGCCGGGGCGGTAGCGATATCCAGCACCTCGACCGCGCCGAGATAGAACGCGTCCAGCTTTTCCTTCAGGTCGATGACCTTGCGATCGGCAGGGTACTCATCCAGCACCGCATAAACAGCGTCGTGCAGAATGGGAAATTGTTCGGCGGCAAACGCCTGAACTTCGGGGGTAGCCATGTGGTTTAGTCTCCTAGTGTGAGCAATTTCAGTCTAACTTAAACCTGTGAAATCGTCGATGGCTGTTCGGTGCTATCCGTCGCCAGCCCCACCGCTGAAGCCTCAATCACTCTAGCGGTTGTCGTGCCCATAGCGTTCCCTGACAGATAGGTGGGTTTCGTATTCGCCCCGGTGATCGTGATACCGCGCCCTAGTCCAGGCCACGACACGGCGTCGTCGTGGGATGTCAGGTTATCACGCATACGCCCGAACGAGTTACGCGCATACATATGCTCAGCCGCAGGGGCAGCAGCAGCGCCGCAATACTGGAGCATATTCCCGGTGATCGAATACCCGTACACCCCGTCCATGATAACGGACTGGTTCAGGTTATATCGGAACGTGTTACCGGCGATCACGATGTCGTTGACCTCGCCGAACACAGCCCCGCTAGTCGTGATCTGCATCTGGATAGCAGGACCGTTCAGACCTTCGAACTGGCACCCTATAGCCTTGATCGTGGAAATCTGGCACCCATCGCGGGCGTCAACAAACAGCGCGGCGGTCGAGTCCAGACCCGATCCGCCCTGGAACTTCGTCCCCGGCGCGAAAAATATGTCGCCGATGTTGCGCGACTTACCGACCGCGCCGACGCCGAACACAAACACTGAAATCCCCTGACGACCCGCATACCCTTGGCAGTCGTCGTCAAACGAGATACCCCGAACGCTTTGCAGCGACGGTGATCCGACCGACACGTCGTCGTTGTGAATATACCAGCCGCGCCCATTCATCCCGCCGCTATTCGGTTGCGACATGATGCAGCCTTCAAACGACACATCAGACGTAATTGTGCCACCCGGTGACGGCTTGATTTCCCAGCCGATCCCAAAGATCGCGCCGTTCAGACCTGTGCAGTTTTTCGCGCGTAGTTTCGTCACACCCGACGACAGGAAACACGTCGCCATGTCGGTTACGACGACGTTTTCGATCACATTCGACAGGAGACCGGACAGAACCTTGTCCGTAGCCCCCCCGTCACCGGCAATCGTAACCCCCACAGGTGCACGGTTCGCGGTTCCCAAAACCTGAAAATCCGCGAGACGGAACTTCACGAACGCGTTAGGATTCGAGAACGGAGCGCCGCCCGTGACCATGACGCAGCCCGCGCTATCCCCCGAATAAAACCGCGTCCCCGATCCGTCCACTGTCCAGTTCGCACCGATGAAATCAATCGGTGCGTCCAGTAGTGGCTGGATCACGATAGGCGTTTTCAGGCCATACGCGCGGTCAAGAGCCTGCACACGGGGCGATCCCGCGTAACCACCGCCGACCCCAGCCCCCAGGACACACGCGACGGCTTTATTGAACGCGGGGGCGTTGTCTGTGTACGACGTGTACGTTGGGTCGTTAATCCGAGATTCGTTAAAATCACCGTTCGCGCCCCACCATTCTGCAACGGCATACGCCAGACCCACCACAGTCCCCGGCCCGGTGAAAATCTGGCGATCAGACGGAGCGTTAAACGCGCCATAGATCGTCAGTGTAATCCCGGCTCCGACGTATATCTGGCCGTCCGTTAGAGTCGTAACCGAACCCTCGGGGATCGTCGTGTTCGACATAATCCTGACGACGCCAGACGAATGTGTCCATGTGCTGGAATACGCATAGGCCGCGACGATCCCCGGTCCGTCATCAGTCGAGCCGTTCTTGAAAACCATGGGCGCGTCTGCATAGTCGAGAACCCTGGAAAACCGGACGACGTTTGTAAGTAGCGGTCCATCGGGGACCGTAGCGATGCGCGGTGACAGACCGTCCAAGCCAATAGAGGCCCCGACGTGGACCCCCTCGATAACGACACCGTTAGCAGGGGCCACGTCAAACGTAAGCGTGGTCGTGCCGTTCGTGGAATAGTCATCGACATACAAAAGTACGCCGTTAGCAAAAACCTGAACGGTCCACTCGTTTCCGGCTGCGACGACCTGGGCCATCTGAATAGTCGTTGAAACCCCGTCCATCGTGAACGGCCCGAACCGCAGACCGGAGCCAATGATCGAGGACGCCGCCTCTACAGCCAGTGCAGCGGCGTCCTCCGCGTTACCGGCAGCGGCTTCCGCAAGCGCGACGCTGTACAAAACCCCGTCCACAGACGGCGTGATTCCACTGAACGTGAACGGCACACCGGGCGGGCCGTAATCGGCGTCCATAGTGACGCTGTAAACTGTGTCCTCATCGGCCCAAATAGTCGGGAACCGTCCAGAACTGTTCGCCTTCACAGGATTAGCGAGAGGCGTCAGTAAATCCTCGTCAGCGTACACCGTTTGCAGTGTCGTCGTGCCGTCGAAATAGAAAAACGCTTGGGCATTAGGAATCGGAAACCCGTCGCTGTTTAGCGCGGGCATCCACGATGGAATAACGAGACGACCAGCGGGCATTAGTGGTACACTCCGAAAGTGCCGATACTGATAGTCTTATTTTGGTGGAGCGGCCAGCCCATCACAGTGATGTTCATTGCTGTTCTTCTCCTGCTAAGACAGGCGATGGCAACAGAAGCTGTTCGATCTGCTGACTGACGGGGTTTTGCGAGCCGAGGGTGTTTCGTGTCCGCACAAGCCACGCCTGAACCTCGGCGGGAGGCGGCGAGCCCATACGGCGCGACTCAGCAGCGACACGCAGGATGTTCTGGATTTCGTCAGCCGACCCGATGCCCAGTTCAACGATGGCCGCGCGTTCGGCTTCGTTCAGGCCAACGTTGCGGATCAGGTTATCGAGGCCGAGTTTCACGAGCGCCCACTTGCCGCCCGTCGCTACGGATGCCGCACCGTTCAGACCAGCCGCGACCATTTCCCCGGCCTGATCGCCCAACCGTGACGCCGTTTGCGACCCATCGTTGGGGCTGATCCGGTTCGCGAACGTCATCTGTTCGCGGGCCAGGTTAATATCCTGCTGATACTGCTGACCGTGCCCAGGGAACGTCGCCTCAAGGTTACGCGCGATATACGGTGCATTCTCAGTTAGGGCGGCGTTACGACCGGGCGTCAGAGCGTTCAACGCACCGACCGCGCCGTCCTTAGAGTTCGACAGTCGGTTAATCAGGGCGTCGCGCTGATACACCTGATTCGCGGCACCTGACTGCGGACGCAGACTGTCGAGATAGGAACTGTACTGCGGAGCCGGTGCGGTGATCGCACTAACCGGCGCGCGATCAGGACGCCCCAAACGCTGACGACCGTTACGCGGCACACCTCCCACGGCGTCGATCTGTTCGGACGCGGCGCGATAGTTACCGCGCGCCTCAGTCAGACCGGGCACATTATCCAGCGCGTCGTCCAGTTGGCGTACACGGTCCATGAGGGCATTAGACAGGCCCGGCGACGATTCTGATAGGCCAGCGGCTTCGTCTGCCATAGCACGACGGATGGTTTCAAGGGCGCGACCTGACGCCATAGGCAGCTGGTCGAGGTCCGCCGTTGCCAGTGCGTCGATTTCAGCTGCAACGTCGTATCTTTGTTCTGCACTCGCCAGACGACGTGCAGACGCCATCGCCTGCGTACCCTCTGGCCCCCTAAGCGCGCGGATAGCGATATCTGGAACCTCAATCACGGCGGCATATGCGGGTCCGTACTGATCGCGGGCAGCGGTATTCCGGGAGCGCGTCAGATCGTCAGCCAGCGTGTAAGAATCGCGCGTTTCGTCCGGTATCAGGCGACGAGTTCTCTCGACCACACGCGGCGTCAGTTCGGACGCCACACGGTCGCGGTAATCGGTCACAAGCTGACGGCCTGGACCCTCACCCGATGCAGCAGCGCGGACAGTCGCCATGACGTTTTCGCCGCCCACGTCCACCACGGAAGGGTTAAGACCCGCCTCGCGGAACCGCGTAGTTTCAGCGGCGATCTGATCCTCAGAGAGGCCACGACGACGAAGCTGATCCGCGATACGACGCGCCGCCACCACGTTCGGTTCAGCAGGACGCCCGACCATGCGGGAAGCGGTCTCACGGATCGGTCGCGTCCCCGCGCTGGCGATACCGGCCAGACGACGGGCGTAGGGTGCAGCGGCTTGAACTGTGCCGCCTAGAGCGCCACCGACAACCGCGCCCGTAGCGGCACCGGGGAGTCGTTCGGCGAACGTGCCCTCGCTGGAACCGAAACCGTAAGCGCCGCCGTAAGCCGCGCCGGTCGCTATGGCACCACGGACCCCACCGCCCACCACGCCGCCGCCCGTAAGCCCGCCACCGGCCAGCGACAGACCTAGAGACTGCACCGGGTGCCGTTCGGTGAATTCACCCACCGAGTCGCGATAGTTGCGAACGTAAGCGTCGTTTACATCCGCCGAATTCACCTCGATAGGTTGTCCGGAAAGACGGCGACCCAAGTTCCGTGTAGCCTGCCCCGCTTGCGCCACACGCCCGCCGATTTCGTCCGCCGCCCCGAACAAAACCCCGTTCATGAACGTGTTTTCGCGCGCGGCGGTGTCACCGTTAGCTGTCAGCATACGACGCGTTTGTTCGTCGGCTAGAGTCTGTGACCCGGTAGGTTCCGGCGCGACAGGAACCGAACGCCACGCTGCTGACGGCGCTTGTTCGGTGCCGACAACCTTGAACCACGTCCCCGCGTCGTCCTGCTGATACCCTTGAGCCGTCAGCTCCTCTGGCGTCTCGTTCGTGTACGCCTGACGCTCAACACGATATCCGCGCGCTGGACGTGCAGCCGCGACAGGCGGTGCGGCCTGTGTATCACCGACAACCGGTACAGCGTCCCATGCTTGCGCCATTAGGGTTTAGGCCCGCGAACGCGACCGTCTGGACCGACATAATACTCGCCACTCCGCACGTTGCCGAAACTCGCGTTCGGGTCGGCTGGATTGAGGTAGCGCGGATTTTGGGGAGACCCCAGCGCCGACGACGGCGAACCACCCGACTGGACGATCTGCTGACGGCGCGATAGTTGTGCGGGCGTGATATCGAACGGCAGACCTGGGGCGTTCGTACGGGGGCGCTGGCGGGTTCCTGTCGCGGCTTCCGGTGCGCGAGCCGAACGACCACCCTGACCGCGCGCCTGTGCGTCACGCTCCACTTGGGCGCGGCGCTGTGCTTTCTGCTGGCGAACGGCAGCGCTGTCACCGATTTGCGGGAAATAGCTTTGTAGCGCGCTCTCGACTTCATCGCGTGTCGCCGCTGCACCTGTCGTCAAACGCAACAGGGAGTCGGCCCATTCGCGAGCCGCCGCCTGATACTGGCGCCCATCCTCACGGAACGCACCGCCAGTCGCCAGAGACGCGCCGTAATCGAACCCTTCCTGCTCCATACGGGCCAGGATCGCCCCGGAATCCGTCATCCGGTTAGCGTTAAATGAATCCTTGTTCTGCGCCTCGGTCGGATTACCTTGACGCCCGGCACCCGGCGCGGCCTGCACGGTCGAAATCTGACCCGTGCGACTGCGCTGATATACGCCTCCCGGATTGAGACCAGCGGCGGCGACTTCCTCAGGCGTCAGGATGGCGGCTGAACCTCCCTCGCTGGCCTGTGGCGTCCCCTGCGCCAGAACGCGCGGGCCAGCCTGCACGGTTTCGCCACGACCAATATTCGGGGCCTGACCGCCGCCATTCCATGCGAGGTGCCAGTGATCGCCCTCGTCGATCAGTTCGGCGATATCGACGCCCTGTGCCGCAAGCTGCTGACGAAACTCGTTCAGGTTCATGCCAGCGGGAGGTGCGATATCGACCGCCTGTCCGCGAAGGTGGAAGCTGTTCCGCGCGCCACCTGCCCGTTCGTTCTGATCTGGCGTCCGCAATCCGCTAGTCAGACGCGCGCCGGGGATAATGCTCTGCACGAGCGCCGGTACGTTCGCCGCGTCACCCCCCACCCGACTAGGCGTCGATCCCGGCGTAATCTCGATCAGGTCTTTTTCAGGGTCGCGCTGGATAACTTGGGGCGCGACGTACCCTTGAGCGACAGGCGCGTTCGTGTCGCCGTCAAATCGCGTGTTCCCGAGCGAGTAATCTTGCGGCGACTGCTGATACCTCTGGACTTGTTCTCCCGTGTTTTTATCGAGGACCAGAACGTCCTGACCGGCGTTACGGAACTCAAGTTCCCGCAACGTATTCCCGGCCCATTGTTCGGCTTGATCGAGGACGCCGGGATTCGACGAGAGCGCCTGCCCGAACGCCTGAATATCCTGCGGTGTCTGACCTAGCATTTCCAGCGTCGGTGCCATCGACGCGAAAACCTGATTCCGTTGTTCGGGTGGCGTGTTTTTCAGCGCGCGAACGGCCTGGATCGTGAACTGAGCCTGACGTGCACGGGCCTCGGTTTCCTGCGTCCGCGCCGCTTCCTGTTGCGCCGCCATGTCGCCCTGAATCTGACGACCGCCTGCCAGATCACCAGACTGATACAGCGCCTGTGCCGCCTGTGCAGGCTGTCCGTTCGCCATCTGATTACCGGCGCGATACTGACCGCCCAACTGTGTGAGACGCTGGCCGTAGTTCAGCCCAGCGGCGCGAGAACCAAACGGGTCGAAAGCTACGTCGCTCATCGTCCACCCAGGAACATAGACGCCGCCTGATCCGCGCGCCCGCCAATGTTTGACCACAGGTTCCCGTAGATATTCCCCTGATTGATATACGACGACCCAAGCGCCGCTGCCGTGTTCTGGTTAATACCCGTAACCGCGCCCGCATAATTCTGGCCTAGTTGCGCGTTCGTGTTCGCAGCGGCCTGTCCGACGCCCGCCAATCCCGCCAGCCGGTTCGTGTAGTTGTTAAACTCGCCTGACGCCAGATCACCGCTGTATTTCAAGGCGGCTTTCTGTGCCGCGCCACTGTCCTGAATCCCCAGCGCTGAGTTACGGGCTGTGAGTGCGCGGTTCTGTTCGTTCTGGCGAAACTGATAATCAGGAGAGGCCGTGAACGAGCCGAAACTCTGTTGCTGACCATTCAGGCCGTACAGTTTCGACAGCGCATCCAGAGCCGACGTACCCGTTCGCAACCACGGCTGCTGGTCGGCTCGCGACTGATCAAACTGGCGACGTTGCTCGGCCAGCGACGACGCTGACGCCTGCGACGCGGCATCGGCGGCGCGCTGCTGACCCTTGGCCGCAGACTTCGCCGAGAAAATGTCAGTTATGAAACTCATCTGTCGCCCTGCCTACTCTTGAACGATACCACGCATCCGGTGTCAAACGCCACAGTCTAGTTCGTCGGGGCAGGATCGACGGCTCCCACCCCCCGGCAAGTTCCCAACCGTGAGATTTCGGTGGTCGTGTCCGCCATTCGCCCTCTTGTTCGCGGGCCAGAATCGTCCTGCCTTCTCGCATCTTTCGCGCGAATACCCGTCGAAACGAATCGGCGACCGAACGCCCCCAATGTTCTGGTAGGAACGCGACGTGTACTTCCTGATCCTGGCCTTTGTCCACGAATACAAATCCGCCACCTGGGGCGCGTTCCTCGTGCGTTTCAGGACGATCAAGCCACCAAACGAAGTCATCTACACTCCCAAGCCCCGCGAGAACCCTCGGCTCAATGTCGGGGTGTGTTAAAATCGGCGTCCAGTACGCCGACCTATCGTCGTGTAAGCCGTCCATATTTACCCGTTTCTGACGGATCGACGCCTTCATATTCGTCATCCCCCGTCACGGTCACAACGCGGTCGTCGATAAACCCACCCTCTGCGTCTTCGACCTCGTAGGCTATTTCGCCCCCACCTGCCTGTGCCGATGCGTCAGGGGCGACACCGCTGCGTAAAATCGCTCCAGCCATGTCCGTGACAATATAGATCATCGTTGAGACACCGTAGCTGACATATATCGAAAACTTATGTCGTATGTGTCAACGTCAACGACAGTTGATAGTACGCTTTGGATTGTATAAGTGAATGTACCAGCGCCCGGTATATCCGTAAACGCAATAGGCGCGTTAACACGAACCGCCACGTCATTAATTACGTTTCCAACCTCGCTCAATGTCAGTGCGGTTCCGTCACGATAGATATACAGTACACCCCTAGCCAGAGACCCCCCAAGAGTAGCGCCGTTACCTAGAGACGAAATACTTACGGTCCCCAAGATATCAACAATATCACCGGCAATCGTCGTAACACTCAACGTCTGCACGATAAGATTCCCGGCGACTTTACCGTCGATAACGCCAAACGTCACGGCAGAATGTGGAGTCGTGATCGCCCCCGCTGCAATCGCGCCAGTATTCACGACACCAGCAGCGAACGCCGACGAATCAATAATCGCGTCACCATCGGTCTTATCAAGGAACGGTCGCACGTTCTGGTTATTAACCAGCAACGCTGTGAAGTTCTCTTGCCCTGTAAGCACCCGGATAATCTGCTCTTGAGTGGCAATAATATCTGCCTGCGCCTGCTGTATCAGCACCAGTTGCGCAGCCACGTCAGCCGCGTTCCTGACAATCGGGTTCGCGAAATCAACGTTCATATACCTGTGGAACGTGTCAGTCGGACAGCCCGACTTGTCCACAATCGGCAGCCGCAACTGTAGTTTCGGGAGCGTCAACTTCATCGTGACGGCTCGTTATACGCAGCAGCCGATACGGTCACGACTACATCGTCCGTCACCTTCACCTGAAACAGACGCCCCGGATAACGCATCGATCCCAGCCGGTTTATCCGAACCGGACGCCAGTAGTTACCTTGGCGACCAATCGAAACATCCTGCCAGTCGGCATACGTCTCCATGTCGTCGGACCAGCTGATACGGACTTTCGCGTACAGTTCCGGGTCAACCGCCGTCCCTGTGGTCGCGTACAACGAAAACGAGTCGCACCGTTCCGGCTGTCCCACAACCGGAACCCCGCCCGTGACGATCCGTGTCATCGGAGCGCCATCGTCGTTCGATGCGTCCGCGTCCAGCCGGTAAACCACGCCTAGTTCGTCGTCACCGGCCACGACGAACGTATCCCCCGTGTCTCCGACGTGCGCGCGCCAGAACGGACGGTCGTGCGACTGAAACTCGCTCCACTGAGACGACAGTGCATCAAACGCCCACGTCCCCAGGTTCGTCGTCAGGCAGTACAACGTATGTCCGTCGTTCGCGAACGACCACGCCCTGAGCGACGCCGCATCCGACTTCCTGATCTGCTCCTCAAGCGAGTTATCCGAGAACCGTTGCGGCGACTCGGCAGCGCGATAAACCAGTCCGTCGTTACCTACCCACGCCACCGAGTTATCGAAACGGCAGATCGAGTCCCTGTTACGGCACCCCTTGTCGTAGTTACGGCCTGGCACACGCTGAAACGGCAGATCGGCCTCGCCAGTCGGAATCCAGACCTCGATCCCCTCCTCCTTGAAAAACCACAGTTCGTCCCCGACCCGTTCGACCTTGAGGATGTCCCCCGGCGACGATTCCGTGGTAGCGAAGCTCAGTCCGTCAGGGTCCGTTTCACCCGGCGCAATCCAGTAGAACCGCGCCGACCCTAGTTCAGTCAGCACGAAATACCCGTTCAGCTGCGCCACGCTGGAAACGGGACGCGAGTCAGGCATGACGATCTCAGTAACCGCACCGCCCGTCGTGCTGTATGCCAGCCCGTCAGACGCCACGATAACCCGCGTCAGGGTCGCGGCTGTCGATGTACGCAGAACCCCCGGAACGCCGCCCAGCAGCGTCTCTGAGCCGCTCATGTCGATCCGAAACAAGTCTTCGCCAGACACAACCACGAAATCGCCGTCAAACGTGCCCGCCTGCCTGAATACACCCCGGATCGGCCCGCTACCCACCGTCGAAAACCGAACCAGACCGGGGCGCTGGATATGATCGACCCCGTTGAACCGGTTCGTCACCGATTGCTCGACAAGCATATTCACCGACCGGACATTAGGTGTCCACGTCGTGCGGCGGTTTTTGCTGGATGTGCCGAGCGGGATTTCAGGCATTAACTGGATGCCGCGCTCATGTGAACCCACGTCGCGCCGACAGACCCCGGAATAGACAAGATCGTGAGTCCGATCAGCGCCACCACAGACCGGCTAGTCCGCGTTACCCTGAGAACCGCCTGAGTATTCGTCGGCGTTCCCTCGACCTGTATGTTCACCACGTCCGTTACGCCGACGCCAGTTTCAGCCAGAGCGTTAATCCGAGGCACGACGCCCGGTGCGAACGGCGGATCGAATACCCACGTCAGAGAGCCGTCCGTCGCGCACTGTTGCCGACCACGACGCAGGTTTGAGGCGTGGGTATGGTCCGCACGGGCGTACTGCATATCCGCGCCGATTACACCCGATTCCTGGATAACGGGGGGCGTGGTCGTGCCAGCTGTGGGGATCAGCCCTGTGTAAACGTCGCCCACTACACAAATTCTCCAGAGAGGAACGCTGTCGGGGATGCAGTTTTCAGGAACGGTCCTGTGGTCGAAAACACCAGCACGATACCCGACGCGAACCGGCGCGGGATTTCGAACGATACCGACATAGAGGCGTTTGCAGCGATCACATACGCCCGTTTCGGGGTCGTAGCGCCGTCAGCAGGAACGGTCGCCGAATCGTAGATCAGCAGGTAACCAGCCGACGCACCCGACACGACGTTGAAGCCGTACAGGTTACCGGCGCTGGCCTTAAGAATCAGCGAAGAGGCAACGACGGACGTGGCGGACGAAGCAAGCGCACCTGACGCAGCCGAATGAGGCGCTATAGCCGTAGATATCACGCCCATGCCCGTGCCAGCTGCCACCGCATCAATGCTGCGCCCCCTGTCCCACGACGTTCCGTTGAATAGGCTAACTTTGGCGACGGTGTGAACGCTTGGATTGGTGTTTCCGCTTCCGTCTGTCGTGCTGGCCACAACGGCGTTAGTGATGCCATCGTTCCCGACAATTTGCGCTTTCGAGGCCGGTGCGCCAGCGCCGCCCGCGATGTAGTCGGTATTGTCAGGCTGAACCAGAACGACCCGTGTAGGGGATTGCCCCGCGTTATAAGGTCCAGGCATGGCTAGTACTCCTTGATGTAGCTATCGGAACCCTCGTCGGGGTCGAAGTCGTCTTCGTCGTTCATATCACACTCCATTCGGTTCCGTTATAAACCAGCATCTTCGCGCCGTAGTTTGTATTGATAACGCTTGATGCAGCACCATCAATTGTTCCTGACGCTGGCGAAATAGTTATATTGTTTGTCGCGGCGTCACCTTTCCCGTCTTTGATCCTGACCTGCTGACCAAGAACGGGGGAGGAATTCAGGTTTACAGCCGTTGCCGCGCCGATTGTCTTGTTGATCACGACAATGCTGTCTGTATCGGTTACAGTCACCGCTCCAGCCGCCGTAACAACCCTGACGCCGGTAACAATGGTTGATACAAACGCTTTTCGGACTCGCCGGGTGATCAGACCCAAATCGTCTGCATTGTCCAGAATCGGGCGGAACGTACCCGTGTCCGCTACCCACAACGTTGTTGGTGCGCCGCTTGAAGTGGCCGCGATAGCCAGACCGGGCAGATTTCCGCCGAGACCGACTAGTAGCGCCGTGGCGGTGTTTAGTTGCAGACCGCCCAACTCTGAACCGGCGCGCTTCATTATCACATGGTACGATGAAGTCGTGCGTTCGGTCGTCAGAGGTAGGCTTGTGCCGCCGTTAAGGTACAGTGTGTTGAACGATCCCGATGCTGCACTCACTTCCTGACCGACAACGGCGACTGCGGGAGTCGTCACGTTTGTAACACGACCAACGTAGCGACGATTGTAACCAGATGGGATAGACGTGGTTCTAAGAAGCGACACGCCAGAACCAGCAACGATTGTCAGTGTGTCGTCGCCATCGTTGGCGATCCACACAGTAAATGTCGTACCGATCTCACACCCTGGAATCGCCGAAACGATGGCGGATGCCGTGGGTGTCGTATCGCTAAACGGCCCTGTAGTGCCGGAACGAACAATCATGCCGTTCAGCATTTGAGCCGTAGTGTACGTTACGCCCGCTGCGTTACTAATCGTGGAATACGACTGGCTAGAGTACGCTCTACCCGAAAGCGTTTGATCTGTGAGCGACCATCCGATCTTGCCTGTATTAGAGGCGGATACCTGACTACCAAACCCAATCGCGACAATGTTATCAAGTCCGTTAGGAATACTATCTGCGGCTCTGTAGCCTAGCACAGAGGCGTGAGAAACGGACAAAACACCGTTAAGTGCACGATATCCTACGACAGCGCTGTCAGAAACAGACGTAAGTTCGGACGCTGCATTTCCGCCAACCAGTGTCGTTCGTATGGCGGTAATCGCCTCTTGACCCGCTTGGCACCCGATAAACGTGTTGAAATAGGCGTTCGCCTCTGCTGTGACCTTTAACGTTGACCCGCCCGTTAATGAATAACCGGAACGAGCACCCAAGAACGCATTGCTATATCCGTGAACCAAATTTGTTGCCGAGTACGATCCCACTGCAACGTTATTTATGCCCGTATGCAGGGAGTACAGGGCAGCGGCACCGACCGCCGTCCCGAAACCATCTACAAGCTGATATTGTAGCGCGCCCCATCCGATGGCCGTCACATAACTAGCGGCCCAGCCCTCAAACGCATGGGTTCCAACTACCGTATTTCGGGTGCCGACAACTGCGTGGTCACCGGAGTCGCGGCCCACATACACATTCTGGTAATTATCATCGTTGCTTTGCGCGATGATCATAGAAGGGCCGCCCAGCGGCCCCACTACAGACCGCCACCCGCCGTCCGCGCCGCCTAAAGGCCACCGCGCGCTCCTGTTAGGATCGTCGGCTATGAAATAATCATGTGCCCTTGCCACAGGATCGCTGCATCCTGACCATTTCGCGGCGGTAGACCCTACGGTCGTAACGCGATCCCCGTATGTGGATTCGCTCATCGCCGACGCACCGTAGGCCTCGCATCCAAACGGAGACGTGGCTCGCGCCAGACTCAAATATCCCGTCGCTGTGTTTCGGTCGCCGTTCACATTCAATTGCTGCGACAGATACCCAAGGGCGACATTCGCCCGCGCGTTCACCGTCATATTCGATCCGGCTTTCACACCTATCGAAACCGGCGTGTATCCATCTGCGGTGTTAACGACCTGGGGCGTTGACGACAAAAACGTCTCGACGCCGCCAACACTAATCCGGCCTTCGCCGTAATACTTCCCGGTGGGGAGCGCATTCACGACAAAAACACCCGGAGGGACGTATGTGGCCCTGCCCGACGCATCCGCCGCAACAAACGCAGTCGTGTTGTTCGTCGTGCCGTCCCCAACCCCGCCGTAGTACTCGATACTGCGAACGTCTGTGCTGCCGGGGCTGGCAGGCCCAGGAGGGCCGGGGTCTCCCTGTGGACCCGGAGGCCCTTCGTTGCGCGGCAATACGATATCTACGTTACCGTCGCCGGGCAGTGTGATCATTACCATTCGTATGTATCCGCGTCGCACCCGCTGCCATAGTTTGTCACGAGGGCGGTCAAATATGTATTAGCCGATTTCAGCGTGAACGGCGATAGCAACGTGTCGCCAAACTGGTCCACTATCCGGGTCGCCAGAACCGACGCCAGACCGTCAGGATTACGCGCGCTCAACGGTGCCTCATCGGTCAACGACAGCAGGTCCACGCGCATCCAGCGCTGCACAGGAGCGTCGTACACATATGTCGCTCGCCCCGGCCCGAACTGATCCGTAATCCGCACTACGGACTTGTCTCGCGGCACGTTCTGTCCGGTGTCGCCACCCAGCGGGATATTCAGACCCCAGCCGTAATCACGCCCCCGCATCCACGTCCGCCAGTAGCCATACGGCACCGTGGCGGGGAGTTCGATATTCACTTCCTCATCGGTCAGCACGTTGAGGTGCATATTCGATCCGGCTGTCAGTTCACCTGGCTTAAGTACCGGGATCATGCACACCCGACCGAACGCGCCACCCTCGATTTTCTCGCTGTAGAACGACAGCAGCGCAGAGAGGGCGTCCGCCGCATCAGCAGCAGACGCCTCCCCACCGGCACGTAGCACCCCCAGCTTTTTCAGGGCCAGGTTAATGATCGCTCGCGCCGTCGTCGCCATTAGTCGGCCTGCGCCAAAGCGATGGCCTTCTCGTGAGCCTCTTTCATCTCACGCAGTTTCCCAACGCCGGTGTTCCGATGGAACGGCACACCCTCGTCAGCGAGGTACGTTTGCAGGGTAACGAGTTCGGCTTGTTCGGCCTCATCCTTACCCTGTTCCACGTCCTCTTTGTCAGAGCCTTCCGTCTTGAAAAAACGGTTGCCCTGGAACTTCGCCAGCAACGCCTTGTCGGTGACAGACACCGACTTGCCGCCCTTCACGAAGGTGTACCCGTGCTGGACGATGAACGGATTACCGTCCTCATCCTCGACACCTAGCGGGTATTCCCCGTGGTACGTTACGCCACTCATACTTGCGGCTCCTCGACGGTGTAGGTCAGCGCGACCTCAAGATCACCGGGAGTCGCCACGGTGCCAGCCGCCAGAACGGCGGTGATCGTCAGGAAACGACCGGTAGGTCCCAGCAGGAACAGGCCGGTGTTGGCGATGGTAACCGAGTTCCCCGCCGCAGCGATGGAGCCTGCCGCAAAGTACCGATCAGGGTCAGCAGCGACGACAGTGCCATCTTGAGCGGTAAAGCCACCGTCACCGATATTCAGGGTCGTAGCGCCACCGAAGGCGGGATACTTGACCCGGATACCATGAACCCGGAAGTTCGGCGGCAGGCGGAACAAGTTGATCGTATCGGTGGTGGTCGCGCCTGCCGTCAAGGTAACCTTCGTGTACTGAGTGCGGACCTGACCGCCTCCAGCACCGAAACCAGGAACGGGCGCAGCGGTCGAAATCGCGACGGAATTAAAAACAGCCATAGTCTTAGTCTCCTAACCGTTTCCCGACCTGACGTTATTGTCAGGCCGGGGGAATGGTTGATTATGCCGAAGCGGCGGCAGCAGTGAAGATCGAGTATGCGCCGTACTGGACGCCCAGGAACGAGGTTTTCTTGATCCCGATCAGTTCTTCAATCGCACGGGCAGGACGGAACTCATAATCCTGCGAATTATCGACGATCAGGCGCGGACGTTGACCCCAGGCAATCGCCAGAGCCGACTGTCCAACCAGCGTGGCCTGCGCCACGTCGATACCGGAACCACCGGCACCGGCGATCACAGGGAGGTCAGCGACTTCCTTGATGATCATGCCATTCCACAGCAGGTCGCCGTTACGGAAGAGCGGGTTATCCTTCCCGCGCTCCATAGCCTCACGGTTTGCGGCCATCATCACCGTATCACGGCGAAGATCGCGCATCTGGCGACGCTGAACGAAAACAACGTACCATTCCTCGCCGTCTTCGGTCATGTACGGCTTGATCGCGGGGCCGGTCGCAGAAATGTCGGCGGTGGCAGCTGCACGTTCACGGGCCAGGTCGAGAATCGCCGTGGACATCTTGTCGTCGGTGTTATCGAGAGTCGCCAAGGCCGTAGCCATGATGCCAGACGATGCATTCGACACCAAAGCACCGAACTGCACACGATCCGCGTTCGCCACGATGAACGCGTTACGTTGCGCGGCGGTGGCGAGGTCATAGGTCGTCACGGTATCGGCGGCGAAGAAACCGTCCGTACCGGCAGCACCAGGCAGGACGATGCCGTTCAGGTTGTTGATGATCCCGACCTTGAGGACGATCCGAGCGGCCCAATCCCGGAGCGACGGACCAGCCACTTTCAGGATATCCATGTTGGACTTGTACGACGCGGACTTCGGCACCTTGACGGCGTTACGGCGCCAGTTGGTCGTCACCTTGTCGATGTATTGCTCGAGATCGGTTTCGTTGCCTTCCAGAACCTGGGAGCCGGAAACGCCCGCGTTCTTGATGGTGCCCAGGAGCGGAACAATGATGTCCTTGCCGCCGTCAGTCTTGCTCTCGTTGAAGATACGGAAAACCGCGTCCGAACCCTCACCCATGTAGCGGTCGAAACCGCTGGCCCGAATGTAGGGCTTGTAATAATCGTTGATCAGCCAGCGGGTCTCATTGAGACCCGAGTTAATGATGACTTCGGCCATTACCTATCCAATGCGAATTTTAGCCCTCCCCAATCCGCATCTTTAGGCGCTGCTTTTCCGGAACCCGGTGTTGAAGCAAGACTGCGCGGCGGCGTGGAGACAGACGGTTTCAAAGCAGGGGTTTCCCCCGGTGAAACAATCCAGCCCTTGGCTTTGGCGAAGTCTTCGGCCCACTGTTCCAGGGGCTTTCCGGCTAACGTCTCTAGGGTCCGTGACTGCTGGTATTCTTGAACGATGAACTCGACGGGTGATGCCGCACTCTGGACCTTGAGGCCCATCGCTGGATCGCGCTTCTCCTGCGCCCAGGCGATGGCGGCTTCAACGGTTTCCTTGCCGTAAACGGTCTCGGCATGGCGTCCAGACATTTCTGCCCTGACATCAAACCGCACCTTTTCCATTTCGGCGGCGAGGTCTTCGCTGAACCCTTTCGGGTCTTCGTATGCGTCTCGGAAATTCGGCTGCGGTGCGCGTGGTGCCTCTAGTGCAGCCGCGCGGCGTTCCGCTTCCTGGCGCTTCCTCCGCTCATCCTCCAACGCCCCAAGCGGGACCATCACAGGTTTTGCGGACTCGACGACAGGTTCCGCAACAGTTTCAGCAGTCTCAACGGGTTCTTCGGTCTCTATGACCTCAGTTTCCGCTGCTACAGGTTCCGGCTCGACAACTTCCGGCGTTAGTTCCGCCTCGGTCATCCAACCAGCGCCAAGCTGATCAATCGCGTCTTCCGCCATATTTCCGTCCCTTGGCCTATTCGTAGCCACACGTAACGCCCGTTAACTGGCGGCGACCCATGAAATCCTAATACTCCGGTTCACGAGACTGTGCAACACCGGGCGGCTGATCAATCTTAACCGCATCCAGCAGCAGCCCGCCCTCGATCTGACGCACCTTCGCCTCGTTCAACACGGTCTCGGACTTCGTTTTCTCGATATCCGCCTGTGCCGCCATTTGCTGCATCTGCACGGCCATTTCCTGCATCTGCTGCTGCATAGCGGCCATTTGTTGCGCCTGCGGGTTATCGGCGCCAGGCGGCGAGTCGAGGATTTCCTTGATCCGGTGCTTATCCGGAATCGACGACATCGCCAGTCCGAGTTCGAACGCTTTCTCTGGCCCCTTCGCCTCGGCCAGCAGCGGCAGCATCGGAGCCAGCGCCTCAAACTGTTCCGCCTGGAGGTTCGCCGTATCGGGGATCGTCTCGACCTCGATATCAACGTCCATCGTGGCGAGTTCGTTTTTCATCCCAACCGGCATCATACCCGGCTGCACCGGCTCACCGTCAGGCCCGACCGGAATATTCATACCCTCGAAACCAGACTTCGCGTCGTCCCCCGTAATCCGCACCCACCACGGCTCACGCTTAAACTGTTTCAGCCGCATCCACGCCTGCCGGTACAGTTCGTTCTCCACGTCCTCAAGCCGACCCATCGCACGGGCAATCTCGGTCATACCGGCCTGCTGCAACACCAGACGCGACCGGCCTGACTGATTCGTCGCGCTCGCCTCGGCCAGTACCGCTGGCGTCGGGGCCTGCCTCACAAGCGCCTGACGCGCATCCTGCACCATCACGTTGATACCGGCGAACAAATCAGTCGTCGGAACCACCTGATACCCGGTCGGGATCACGCCATCAGCCTTAGCCGCCTCAACGCTCGCGGTTTTCGCGTCTACTTCTGGCGGGTACGACGGGTCCGCCACCTGCAGCTGACGAGAGTTCGCCAGGTGCAGCGCGCGGGACGAATACGCGTTCAACTCATCCTGTGGCGACAGCATCGACCGCACCACGCCGTAGCGCTGGTTATCAATGTCGATGTAGCACGACCCCATGACCACCGGACACGTCGGCTGGCCCTCGTCGTCCAGATACGGCGATTCCCCATGCTCCAGCACACCGCCGACGTAGAACACCGAACGCATCCACATCGGGTCGCGGTGGTACAGTTCCACGATAAACAGACGGCGCAGTTTCGGGTCAGCCCAATACGTCCCGATCTGGTTCGGCTTGTCGGCGTACATCTGCCCCAGGCCCATGTCTGACCCGTTCGAACCAGAGAACGCCACACTCAGATCGTCGGCGAAATCCGGGTACATCGCCCGCACGTCCTGCTCGTACAGCCACTTCCCGACACCCTTGTACCGGGCGTCAACGAAATCGGCCTCACGCGAGCGCGGGTCATAGATCATCTCGTCGTATCGAACTCGCGAGAATATCACGTCGTTCTTTTCGTTCACCTCGACCACGCAGGCGCACACGCCCTCGATCAGGTGGGTCTCTGCCAGGTCGATCTTGATCTTGTGCAGCCGGTTCGCGTCAGCCACATAGCGCAGGGCTTTCGACGCTACGTCGGCCTGTTCCTCGTTATCAGGGTTACGTGGGTACGCCTTCGGATCGACCTTAGCCTGCACGAGAATACCCAGCAGCCCGTTGATCGCGGGCTTGATCTCGTTCCTGATGACCCTCGGCTGTCTGGCGCGGGTCAGCTGCGTGATCCGGCGCGAGTCCAGCTGGTCGCCGTCGAAATAACGACGGGCTTTCTCACCGATACCGCGTCCGACCTCAGTGCCATCGCGGAAGTCATCGACCATGCGGATAAGGTCGGTGGCCTTCATGTCGCGCAGGCGTTCGATTTCCGCCAGCCGTTCGACTTCGGCGGGGTCGTAGTCCAGGGGCTCGTCGGTCAGGTAGGCGTCGGTCACCTAGTTACCGGTCCCGCCGTCACCCATACATTCCGTCATCGCCATCGTTTCGCCCCTTGGAATACAAATCGCGTGGTCGCTTAGTATCGACTGTTTCCGGCTTCGGCGCAACGCCTGCCCGCCTGAGACCCTCAAGCGCGTATCGTAGCGCGTCAATCGTGTGGTTATCCTTGTCCTCCAGCACCGGGAGAACTTCGTCGGTCATCTTATCGACCTTGTAGCTGTACGCGGCCAGTTCGGCGATCACGTGTTCGCAGCGGGGGTGAACGACGATATCGAACGACTGGAGGAAACTTACGCCGTCCTCGACCGAGCCCTGCCCCTTGAGCGCGGCGACGATCTTAGGATATCCGTTCCGCCGCATGTACGACACCGTTTCAGGCCGTGCCGAATCTGCCGTGATCCGCCAGTCCCGCGATCCAGGCACCGTGTCGAACAGCGCGGGCGTCTTATCGATCTCACACCCGACCTTGTACGCCTCGTGGTCGATATACAGCGTCCGACCGACCAGATACCCGCGCACCAGCACCGTAGGGTCCACAGCGAACCCCCAATCGGCCCCATAGCGGAACACAGCGTCAGGGCGGGTGGTGAACTCCTCGACCTTCCAGTTACGAAACACCCGCGACTCTGACCTGCCCTGATAACCGCCTAGCCAGACGTGCGCGAACTTGTCAGGGTCTCTGAGCCTGTCGCCCTCCATTTCCTCCTTGAGTTCGTCAGGTAGCCACGGGTTATTGTGGTAGTTCACCTCGACCACGACCGAGTTACGCGGTGGGTGTGGCCCCCGGAAAAGCGCGTCAACGGGGTCAGTCGGCTTGTTCGGATTCCACGACGCCCATATCTCGGAGCCGGGCTTGCGGATCGTGGGGCGCAGGATGTCCAGCGAGCGCTGACTGATCGACTGCGCCTCCTCCATCCAGGCGATGTCATACCCCTCCAGCGATTTGATCGTATCCTTCGTGTGGTTCTGGAGCCCGCTGAAGTCGATCCGCCCCACGCGACGACCTGCGCCGTCCAGAACGAATATCGCGCTCTCGTTGTCCATTGGAACGACGAACCGCGACTTCACCCCGAATTTCTCGATCTTGTCGATGATCAGCTGGCGAACCGACTGTGCCAGCGACTTCTGAATCTCGCGCGTACACACAGCGCGGGTGTCAGGGTCGATTACGCACCGCTCTACAAGCGCCTCAGCGAAGAAGTGCGACTTAGCCCCGCCACGACCGCCGTAGAGGGCTTTGTAGCGCGACGGTGCCAGGAGAGGCAGGAATACGCGGGCGGTCTGGATTTGGAGGGTGGTCACTCAGTGATCGTCGGATCGACCACCACCCGCTCGATACGCTGCACCTGGACCGGGCCACCGTCAGCGCCGGTGACTTCGTGGTTCACCTTGTCGCCGTATCGTTTGTCCCACTTCGCCAGAAGCTTGAGGTCCGTCTCGATGATCAGTTTGTCGCGCTGCACGTCGCTGGTCGATCCTACGCCGCCTCGGGCAACAAGGCGCGTCCCATTGGCGATCTGGTCGTACCCATACTTACGTGCGCGTGTGATGTTTGCGGAAAACTCAGGGTGTTTGTCTTCCCAATCGAAAACCGTCCGATAGCCTGGCATGTGGTCGTCACGGCAAATATCGGCCAGTGTCTCGCCTTCCGTGATCCGGTCAACGATCTGGTCCGCGATATCCTGCGTGTACGACGACGGGCGACCCACTACTGCGGAGCCCCGTTAATCGAGAACGGCACCTCAACTGGCCCGCGCTGCATAAGCGGCACGTTCTCGCGCAGGGCCGCAAGAACCTCGGGATCGGTCACGGCGGGCGGGTCGATGGGTTCGGGGTGATCGGGGTGATCGGTCATGCGGCGCGGATTCCATAAGAGGCGGCGTCGGCGGTGTTCGCCAAGTCTCGGACGCCGTAGAACTGCATATCGTACCCAAGATCGGCGAGTACGTCGTACAGCGATTTGTCCAGGAGGGTGACGGTCATGGCGGGGATTATATCCTGATGTTAGGCGATGCGCCAGACGCGGTATTGTAGGGTGCCGATTTGTTTCGTGGCGATTTTCATGCCCAACCGCTTAGCCTTGGTGTGAAGATTGTTCACCTCTTGCACAACCACGCTATCCCCGACGTTCATTTTCATAAACGTTTCTCTGATTCTGAAATTTGGCCCCCGATTCGGTGGTCCGATATGTCTTTCGATTTCCATGTTCGTTTTTTACACTACCTCGGCGCAAATATCAACCCGGTGACGGGTGACGGATGGTGACGCTAGAACCCGTAAACACCCTATATGCGCGCACATGTACGGACTTACCGGGCCGACCCGTCACAACCCGTCACCCGTCACCTTTTTATGAATCGTCGTCATCGTTCTGCTTAAGGCGTATTCCTTGGAAAAATTTTCCGAGTTTTGTCACTTTCTTGTTAAATCCCTCCCTAGAAAGGGTCTGTGAGAAGGATTTCATTGTTGCCTTGCCTTCCCCCATTTTGGCTACAAACGACGACCATGAGCCAAAAAGACGCAACGCACCCTCGCTAAGGTGGGGGTTGCTTTGATCCACTTCGCAGGCCTCATCGAGCCATTGCTGGAGAATATTCTGCTCCAGAAAATACTCGTTCGTCGCGTCTTCTACCGACTTAGGACGCACCAATCCGTTACGTTGCCAGTCGGTGCAGCCCTCGATCATCCAGCGCAAAATAGCGGGCCATTCGGCCTCCAGTTTCGCCTCAAGCTGCTTGTCGGGCGATGCGGGTTTGATGGTGAACGGGATGATGTTGAACCGCCGTCGCATAGCATCATCGACCGATGACAGGACGGGTTTGTGGTTTCCGACGATCAGCAGTTTGAACCGTGGCGTGAATGTGAAAAAGTTCTGGCGCATGAATCGGGCTGTGATCGGATCGCCGCCCGTCATCTGTTTGATCCTGGCCTCAGCCCACGGCTTGCCCTCTTCGGTTTCGGATGCGGTCACAAGGCGCGCACCATTGAGCATGGCGAGGTCTGCGGGAATTCCGTTGTTCGCGGATTTTTCAAAAGTCGCCATAGCGGCTGTCTGAGCATAATCCCCCAATATGCGGGTGATCGTATTCAGATATACCGACTTTCCGTTCCCACCCGGCCCGTAGATGAAAAACAGGGCGTGTTCGCGGATGTCTCCCGTTAGGCTGTAGCCTGCGATCTGTTGCAGGAGGCGAACGAGTTCATGATCCCCGCCCGTGGCGTCGTTTAGAAAATCGCACCAGATAGGGCAGTCGGAGGTGATGGCAGGGGGTACAGCGGCGGCTTTGTTTATGTTGTCGCGCGGGCTGGAATCCCGAAGTTTTCCGGTTTTCAGATCGACGGTTCCAGATGGTGTGCCCAGCAGAAATCCGTCGTTGTTCCAATGGTCGGACGTGCGGGCGAAAATAGGGTCTGACTGTGCGAACCGTTCGACACCAGCTGCGAATTTCGTTTTCTGGAACTGCCCCGGTGACTGGAGTGCCGACGACATATCGCGCATGAGTTCACGGGCGTAGTGGAACGCGAGAGGCGTCCTGTGTTGCCTCCAGATAGCGCCGTCGTATTCGTACCAGGCACCCTCGTCGTGACAGTATGCGAGGCGGTCACGGTATGTTTTGGCGAACAAAAGGGCGGCTTTGTCCTCGGTCACATCAGCGGAGTTTGTCACCGCGCTCATGCCGAATACTCCCCAGGCAGGCCGAACAACATCAGGGCTTTGTGGCGCGCGTCGCCGGTCACGATATGCACGGCCCCGTCGCGCTCTGGCCGATAGACGAAATCAAGTTGTCCGAAACGAGCGGACATCAGACGATTGCGCGTGACAGTCTCAGGCGCATAGGGCCAGCGCCACGCAAGGCCGGTCAATGGCTTGAGTATATGCACGGGTTGCCAGCCGTCGCGTTCGGCCTCAAAGGCATGTGCCTCGATCCATTCGGACGCGATCTGGATTGCACGTTCGGCGCGAGCCTGCGGAAGCGAACGGCCGCGTAGAGAGTGCCAGCGGTCCCACCACGGATAGCGGAGATTCACGGGTTCACCGGCTTGGAAGCGGTTTCCATCGCCAGAAGGTCAGCCACATCGACACCCAAGTGCCGCCACTCCTTAAGGATGTCTGGCCACACGTTACGCGGTATAACATTACGGTGCCGCCAAACCCTAATGGTACCTTGTGGGACTCCAAGCACATCATGTAGTGTTTGCGGGGTTTTTTCGTCGATCCAATCCTGAAACGTCATTCCGCTTGCCTTAAATGTTAGGACGTGTTTATTACACGACGGAACATAGGTAGCAAGGGCGCAAAATATGTGGGTTTGGGTTCAGGACGGCGGCAACGACGCACTTTTGAATATGGATCACGTCGTAAAAGTGCGCCCTACGACCACGTTTGAAAGGCTTCAAGCCTTTGACAAAGACGGCTCAAGTTACATCATTCATCGCAGTTTTTTCATTATTCTCGACGAACTAAACGGGAAAAATGAGGACGATACAGAAGAACAGGAACCCACCTAACATGCAACTCCTAACCATCGCCGGAAACGTCGGCAACGTGAAAGACCTCCGAGAGGCAGGAGGCGAGAAGGTTCTGAATTTCTCGCTGGCCGTTGATCAGGGGAAGGACAAATCTGGCGAGCGTCGTGAGCCGCTATGGGTCGATTGCGCCCTGTGGGGTAAACGGGCCGAGTCGCTGGCACCGTATATCGCCAAGGGGTCGAAACTGGCCGTGTCTGGTCGTCCTACGGTGCGCGCCCACGAGGGTAAGGCGTACCTTGGCTGCACGGTTTCTGAACTGACGTTTATGTCGTCGAAGGCGGATAACGAATCGCGAGGCGGCGGATCGTCGGACGGTTACAGCGAGCCGAAGAAACCGTCAGTGGATTATAACGAGGATATTCCGTTCGTATCGGTGGCCGGTCACTACGGACCCGCCTAATGGACGCGCTCGAATCAGTTATCCGCCCGATCATTGAGGGTCAGGTCCGCAGTTTCGCCAACGACCACCCGGAGTGCGTCGCGGCGGTTGACTGGTTCAAGCCGCGAAACGACAAGAAACTGACGTTTGTAAACAGCGTCAGCAAACGTATTGTGAGAGACTTGCTGTGCTCAGAAAACCGGGTGCGGCTGGTATCGGCCTTGCGGTCGATTGATGACGGTTCTGTCACTGCTAACGGGCCGTCTGGTTAGCCTGTAAACGCGAACGGGCTAGACGCTTTAATGTTGAAGGGCGTCTGTGCGCGGGGATCACGTCACGTCCCCGCGCACAATCCTAACTGCATCCTCCGATGACCTAGCAATTCCAGCGCGCCCCCCTGATTTGTTTACGGCGTCGATGTACGCCAGCTGCGCCGGTGTCGGTCTGTCGGTGGGTGTTTTCACCTCGACATCACAGCGAACCGCGAGCGTGGTTCCGACCATATCAGCCGTGACGACCACCGGAATCCACCCACCCAGGTCCGACTGCCCAGGCGTACCGACACTGACGATCCTGGCGTTACGGATCACGGTGTCTCCGTTTGGGAGACGACCGACGCACTGGCCTGCCCAAAATTTACCCACCGTAGTCACGAACAGACGCGCACCTGTTTTGGAGCAGGCGAGGCGGATGGAGTTTGTGAGTGCGGCGGCTGGGGTCACGCGGGGAGGGGTACGCTTCCGAAGACACTCGCTGAAAACGACGCGATTGTCTTGCCGCGCTCATTCATGACATAGGCGTTTGCCGGAACATCGCAGCAAACCTCGTGCTCGCAGAACCCCGGAACAGAAACCGTTTTCGCCTCGTCCCTGACATACATTCTGGCAAAAGCAGCGCCGTCGCTGTTTCTGATCCAAGTGACCGACGCCACGTCACCATAAAGCGTGAATGATTTTTGTGGGTTTTCATCCGCCATGTCTTCGGCGGACATGATCTTAACGATCAGAGACATCGTACTCTCCTAGTTCTAGCCCGGCGCGCTCTCGCCGCCGCAAGTCTAGAGACCACAAAATCCAACTAAACACAATCGCCCGCAGGTATTTTCACCGACACCCTAAAAACCGGCACCCTCGCCGCCTCACACCGCTGCACACAGTCATCATCGTCGCCTGGAAACGCCACCGCCTGATCTGGCCTCTGGTCCACCATCGTCTGATTTCGCACGGGACCGGCGCGTTTCTGGTGCGTCGTCCAGTCGGCGCGGTACACGGTGAACGGAATACCCCGTCGCTCGCACCAGATCACGGCCCAACGGTCGGCACCGGATGAGTCGCCGACGATCACCGATGACGGCGCGATGTAGTCCAGCGTGAACCCCAGGGACTCGCGTTCGGCCATGTAGGTGTCGCGCGGACGGGGTTCGCCAGTCGTGGTGACGGACTCGCAGAAATCGCGGGAGCCGGTGATTAGGAGGGTGGTCACGACTCGTTAATGGCGATACGAACGGCGTATTCTAGGGCCTCATTTTTAGTCAGGGTTTCGTTTGGCCAATAGCGTAAGCTTTCTAGGTCACTAACTGTAGTCGCGGACACCCAGAATTCTACCCGCACCTCGCCAGCATCCTTTCGGCGCTGGCGTTCGGCGGATTTGCGGGAAGCGGCGGTCATGCTGATCTAGACATTTTGGCAATGACGGCGCGCTGCCTATCAGCTATTGCGCGATACTCAGACGCCAAAATGTGCTTTCCGCACTCTTGAAACTGGTCTGCGGCGCGGTCCATTGCTTCAGGCGCTGCGCTCTCAAACATTTCCGACATCAAAGCATCGATCGCCACGACGATCTGCATCGCTTCATTGGCGTCCTGTTCGCCGCAATATCCATCCACTGTATCGGAATACCGATCAATGAAGGTGCGACAATCGTCAATAACGCTCTCCAGATCGCAAATCAGATCAGTAGCAGCATACATAAGCCGCTCGCCAAGAGCGCCGGTTTTCTCGGGGTCTTTGCCATCGTCAAGCGACCATGCACGACAGGCGGAATCCCATGCTTTTCGTTGCTGGCTCACGCGGGAATCTCCAGAAACTTGTAGGCGGCTCTAGCCGCGCGCCGCCAGTGACCTTTTTCAAGCGGCGATAAATGCGACCACAACTCGAAAACCGAATGCGTTCCTGCGCCTCGCATATCCGAGCGATAGCCTTCAAAAATCGCAATAGCCATGTCATCGATTTGGTCAGCCATCACACTGCCCCCATGCGACGGAGCCGCTGAATATCGCGCTCCATAACCGAGAGACGTTGCGACGCTGGATTGCTAACCAGAGTTTTGTCGCGGAGGGCAATCGTTTGGGCCAGAAGTTCGTTCAGCGTCATCTCGTTCTCTCCATCTGATAACCGACAATACCGTGTCCGGTCACACAGTCAGCACCTATCTTCGTATTTCAGACATCGCATGATGGATTTCCGAATACGACGGCGGTCGCTGCCCTATGGCGCGCATACGCTGGGCAACCCACCCAGGCTGGTATCCACGGTCAACAGCCAACTGAACCACCGACGACAGGTCGCGGGCGGATCGCATCTGTGAACCCGAGACACGTTTCCGCTCCCTATCGACCTCGCGCAGTTCCCCCGCGATTTCCTCAACGGTACGCGGTTTCAGCGGTCGCCCGGTGCCGCACTCTGGACACGACGGAAGCGCGGATCGGTACGCGCCGAAACAGGACGGACAGGTCGAGACCGATATACCCGACACGCCGGTCTGTTTCCCTACGCGACGCTCCAGGGTCCATTCCCGTTCGTCATCGGGCAGACCGTGGGCCGCGAATATCCCGGCATGGTCCAGCAGCACGGCGTGGTTTTCTTGCGGACGCATGGGGCGCATCATCATCTGGATAGCCATAGGGAGCGACTTACAGGGCGCGTACAGGCCAACCGACTCGATAGGAACCCTACGCCCCACCTGTGCCGACAGATCGAACCCTTCACGAAATAACTGACAGTTTAGAAGAACCTGAATCGACCGATCCGCGAATCCGTTGATCGCAGCTGTCATCTCGTGTTCTGGCGTCTCGCCGTCCACGAACCGTGCTGATATCCCGGCGTCGTTAAACGCCGCCGCCGTGTCGTGTCCGTTCTTGCGAGAATAGCAGTACCCGATGTGCCTGCGACCGTTCGCGTACTCCCTGTACGCCGACACGCGGTCGCCGATGATCGATGGTTTATCCAGGCGTTCATCCAGCGCGGACGTGGCGTATTCACCCGCGTTCTCACGGACGCCCTGTAGGTCAGGCGTGAACGGCGCGTAGGCTTTGTATCGCGCCAGAAACCCGCGCTCGATCAGCCAGGCCGCGTCAGGACCGTGTACGATGTGGTCTGCGATGTTCCCCAGCCCGTTCCCCGTTCCATCGGCTGGGGTCGCAGTCAGAGGCATGATGTGCGCGCCGTGCTGACGTGCCGTGTCGATAATCTCGATCCGCGTTTTTCCGCGACAGAACAGGTGCGCCTCGTCAGGAACAAGTAGGTCGCACTTGAGCAGATTGGGCCGGTTCCTGATCGTATCGGCACTGGCGATCTGCACACGCGCGAACGGATTCGACGCCATGCCCGCCGCGATGAAACCGAACGAGATACCGAAATCCCGGAACGTCACGGCGGTCTGTTTCAGGAGCGCGCGACGATGCGCGACGAACGTGATCCGTTTCCCCTTGGCCTCGGCGGACTTGGCTATGAACGCCGACGCGACTGTTTTCCCCCAGCCGCACTCCGCATGGAGTAGCACCGACTGGTGGTCGCGCATGGCGTCGCGGACCTCGTTGACGGTCTGGATTTGATCGTCTCGGAGGTTGATCATCGGAGCCGGTATCCCAGCTGGATAACGCGCTCGACATTGAGGCCGGAATCACGCACGTTCGATATGACGGCCCTCAGCGAACCGCGCCCGATGCCGTGGCGGTAAAATACTTCGTCAGATATCGTACCCGGCGTGGACGACAGGATGATTTTCGCGCGCTCTATGCCGTTAGGAACCACGTGCGATCCCCCTTTCATGCGCCAGCCTGATTTTCCGGTTTTCATAGGACTCGAAAACCTTGTGGTCCCACGACCCGTTTTCGGTCTTGACCACAGCTTTCCGTCTAACCTCGCGCTTCCGAACGCGTGGTCGTATCGTGCCCAGCAGTCCCATGCGGTTTAGTTTCCCCACCACCGATCCGCGATTGAGGCCGAAGTGATACGAGATTTTATTTGTGCTCCAGCCTGCCGACCACAGATTCAAGAGTTCGGCGGTGCGGGTTTCGGTCCAGGGGGTCACAGAAGAGACTCCTGCACCGGTTTCGCCACAGGTTCCGCGAACAGGCGGGGCTGCTTGTATGCGGCCTCGATACGGCGGCAGGCGATGTCGAAATATGTCTCGTTGAGTTCGGAGCCGACAAAGCTACGCCCTTTGTTTACGCATGCGACTCCCGTGCTGCCAGACCCCATAAACGGGTCGAAAACTAACCCGTCTGTCCACCCCACAACCACCTCCATAAGACCGACAGGCTTTTCTGTGGGGTGAAAATTGTTTCCGGTTCTGGCGCATTCGATTACATCGTTTGGGCGTTTATTCGGCCAAAAATGGCTGTCGAGCGCGTAGAAAACACATAGTTCCGTCTGCCTTCCGTGTTCGTGGTCCAAATCCCCCATAGACCAGTTATTTTTTACCCACGTCACAACGATTTTGGGTTTTGGAATATCTATAAGATTGTCCCATCGACAAAATACATAACGGCTGTGACGGGCAGGAATACCGCAAGCCCATTGAAGCAATTCGGGGGTTAAGTCGTTGGCAATCTTTTCGTGCTGAACGTCTCTGTGGTTTGACTGAAACGCCATACCAAACGGAGGATCAGTCACCACCGCATCTACCCTGCCGAGCGTCGGCAAAATATCCCGGCAGTCGCCTAGATACAGCGTCGCGTCGCCGATAACCTCTACCCGCATCACACCCGCCGCCACGTCTTGTCGTTCTCCACCACGCCGATCACCCGGCATACTTTCGGCCCCGGTTTTTTCCCGGCCAGCAGGTGGTGGATATAGCCGGGAGTCACGTCTAGGGACTTAGCGAACGGGATTGCGCCCCCCTTAGCCGCTACGGCAGATTTGATGAGATTGGTGACTTCTGGTCGGGTGAGATTCATGCGGGTTTATCCTTGACCGATTGAGCGTGTGTTTTGGCGAGCGCCATGATCCCGGTTTTATTTTTCGACCACCAATCCAGCGCCTGACTGTCCATTGCCGATATCTGCGCGTCAGTAAACTTGTCCCACCGCGCGATTTTGTGGGTCTGGCACCCGATAGACATTTGCATATCAGTGATGGTGACGCTCCAGCGCATTCCGCCGATATAGACAGGCGACACCAGCGCCTCGCCGGACACCTGCGCCTCGCCGGACACCCGCGCCTCGCCGGACACCCGCGCCTCGCCGAACACCTGCGCCTTGTCGGACACCCACGCCTTGTCGGACACCCGCGCCTCGCCGAACACCTGCGCCTTGTCGGACACCCACGCCTTGTCGGACACCTGCGCCT